GAGGGCGTAGACCCGTTGAGCCTGTCCCTCTATCAGATGCTTGATGAAGCTATTGAGCGCGGCAAACTGGAATTGCCGGAATTGAAGAGTGACGAGATCGGAGGTAAAGCCCGTGAATAACAGCATTAAAGCCCGCATTGCCTCTTTACAGGCGATTGCAGCGCAGAAGCAAGAGGGCGCTGCTATTATGACCCTGCTTGAAAATGGTGCGTGGGCGGCTTGCAGAGGGCCGCAAAGCCCTGCAAAGGTATTTCAGACGGAGCAGGCGGCACGAGATTATTTATCAGACTGCGAATGCGTTATCATTATCGACCTTTAAGGGAATAGGCACATGAACAACAGCAGTATTAAATCACGCCTCGCAAAGCTCCAACGGAAAGGGGACAGCTTCCCCGATGTTCTGCGCTGGATCGCAGAAGGGCGCATTTATGACGAGTTAGCGGACACGGAACGCGCGAGGTATGCCGCATATTGGAACACTACGCCCCGCATCCTTGAAGAATTGGAATTGGCGGCGCCCGGCACGCTTCACAAGCCGCTTGAGCGACGCCCAAAGCCGCCAACGCAAGAAGAGCATAGAGAAATCATCAAAGAACTTGAAAGGATGGTCTATGGACGTTTTGAATGAATTTCCCCTTGTAGATGAACACGGCAAAAGATACCGCGAGTTCGGGCGCGGATGCCGTGAGTATGCGCCGGTTATTGTAACCTCTGCAGGCGAAGTGCCGATGGGAACAGTCATTTATAAGAAGATGCAGGAAGAGCCAACCGCACAAAGAAAAGATTGCCCCTTTCAGGGCGGCCTATACCCGCAATGCAAAGAGGACGATTGTGCTTTTTTCAAAGGCGGCAAGTGCAAACCGGGAACAGCACAGACGGGAAAGCGTTGCCCGCTCCCCGCGCATTTGACTTGCGGCGATACCTGCGCCATGTATAAGAATGGGCGCTGCGGCCTTTTTCCGCAGCAGAAAGGAACAAAAAATGAGCGAGTTTAACCATTTTGCAAAAGAACTTGACGCGGCTTTCCGCACCGCGAGAAGCGAATACGCCGCAGTTTATGACGAACTGACCAAAGCGAAGGAGAACGCAAGCGCGGCGGGCTTAGATGCCGTAAAGAAACAGATTGCCACGCTTCAGCTCCAAGAGGCAGAAAACAAGATGCGAACGGAAACCGAGCGCATTTGGGCGGCGTTCGATGCAAAGGCTGCAGAACTCCGCAGCGCATTGGAAAAGGAAGTACAGATAAGCAACCTTGCTGACCCTTCCGCCATTGACAGCAACGCCGTGGAGCTGATGAAAACCGGCATTCTGACGGTGGATGATTATTTCGGCTTTGCGGACAGATACGACGGGAACCCGACCATGCTAAAGCTGATCGGTCACTATGCAAAGGAAGCAGCAGACAGCGCCGACGACCGAAAAGACAAGGTTGCTTTAACCGTTCTCGCACAGGATTGCGCCAAAGGCACGGGAAAGACCTTGAAAGCGTGGGACAGTATGATGACCGCCGCCAACTATTGCAGCGGGCGCGGCGGCAGCGGCAACAGGCGCACTACTCCCGGCGTTGTTGTAAGCATGGGCGAATGGTGGGATCAGCTTTCCGGCGAAATTATTGAGAACTTTTAAGGGAGGTGGCATTATATGGGACTGATTTTTTGCGGTGCGGCGGTGTTTGCCGTCGGCGCATTCCTGAGGGTATTCGTTGGGGCGGTCATGGTTTCCGTTGGGAGCCAGCTTGAAAAGAGGCGGAAATGAGGAACGGCAAACATAAATCTTGGGCGCGAAAGTATGTGAAAGTCATGGGCCGGAATGTATTGGCCGCGTTTGATATGGGCTATGAGGACGGAGCCGCCGGAAAGCAGCGGCAGGCTCCGGCCTTCCCGGCAGCGGCGCAGCCGGGAACCCCTGTTTACGGCGTGTTGGTTTTTTCGCAAGCAATGTATGACAAGGGGTACTCCTTTGGAAAGGAAGTGAGCGAATGAACTTAATGGACCTGATTATCAAGATTACTGTGGACCAAAGCGGAGTAGACCAGGGAATGGACCAGGCGAAGAAAACGGTAACGGGCGCATCGGATACGATGACTGCAAGAGCAGTCGCCGTTGGAACTGCCATGTATGACATGGGAAAAAAGGCAGCAACCGGGGTGCTCAATATTGGAAAATTCTCAATGGATGTCGGAATGGCGTTCGATTCGTCCATGTCAAAGGTGGCGGCAATCAGCGGCGCAACAGGGGATGACCTTGATTTCTTAACGGAAAAGGCGCAGGAGATGGGCGCGAAAACAAAATTCTCTGCATCTGAGGCCGCCGACGCGTTCACATACATGGCGATGGCCGGATGGAAAACAGATGAAATGCTGGGCGGTATCGAGGGCATTATGAATTTGGCTGCTGCATCCGGTGAAAACCTTGCTTCTGTTTCCAACATCGTGACGGACGCGATAACGGCCTTTGGCCTGTCGGCGGAGAATTCCGGGCATTTTGCCGATGTGCTGGCAGCGGCGTCGAACAGTGCGAACACCAACGTTTCCATGCTGGGCGGCTCGTTTAAGTATGTCGCGCCCGTGGCGGGCGCGCTGGGGTATAGCATAGAGGATGTATCCGTAGCACTGGGCCTGATGGCCAATAGCGGCATCAAGGCGGAGCAGGCCGGTACGGCTATGCGTTCCATGCTGACGCGGCTTGCAAAGCCCACAAAAGAGGTTTACAGCGCCTTTGAAACGCTGGGGATCAGTGCAGAGGATGCATTGACTAACGCGGACGGCAGCATGAAGCCGCTGAGCGAGACGATCGGCATTTTGCGCGAGAAAATGAGCGGGCTGAGCGAGACGGAGCAGGCAAGCGCGGCGGCGAGCATCGCCGGACAGGAGGCCATGTCTGGGCTACTGGCCATTGTCAACGCCAGCAACCAGGACTTTGAAAAGCTGACATCTTCGATAGCCAATGCGGACGGCACGGCACAGGGAATGGCGGACACCATGAACGATAACCTCCCCGGCGCGATCACGATCCTAAAGTCTACGATGGAGGGCTTGGGTATCGCCATTTATGAAAACGGTTCCGAGGCACTCAAAAGCTTTGTGGAAAAAATTACAGAGGTCGTCACAAAGATCACGGAATTTGTAGGCAATGGCGGTATTGAAAAGCTGATTAACGGCTTCAAAAATCTTCTTCCGTGGATCTCCGGCGCTACAACGGCGATAGTAACATTTAAGACAGCAAGCGCAATTAGTTCTGTGTTTGAGATTTTGACAAAAGCTGTGGACGGCCAAGCCTTATCTTGGGCCAAATTAAGCGCGGCTATGAACACAAATCCTTTTGTTCTGATTGTAACGATTATTCTTACTCTTGTCTCTGCGTTCGTAACGCTGATTCTTACAAACGAGGAATTTCAGAATAAAATTGTTGCTGTCTGGAACGTGGTCAAGGACACCATTTCCGGTGTTGTGGCAGCTCTGAAAACGTTTTTTACCGAAACGATCCCAAATGCTGTGCGGACGGCTTTTGAATGGCTCAAGGGCATTCCAGAGAAAATGGGCGAAATTGGAAAGGACATGGTACGCGGCCTGTGGGAAGGTATCGCGTCTATGGGGAAATGGCTGCTGGATAAATTCTCCGGATTCGTGAATAACATCATTGACGGCGTAAAGGGCGTGTTGGGCATTCATTCCCCATCCCGCGTGTTTGCAGGGATCGGTGAAAATATGGCGTTAGGTCTGGGCGAGGGGTGGAATGACGAATACGGCAATATCAAGCGGGATATTACCTCCAAACTGGACTTTGGCACGGCATCGGTTGATTTTGGGGCATCTGGTGTTGCGGCGATTGGAAACTCTATTGCGTCCGGCGTTGGCGCGTTGGCATCCGGCGGCAGCGGCAGCATTGTAATCAATCTGACAACCGAACTTGACGGTGCGGTACTGGCACGAAAGATGGTGCCTTACAACGCGGCGGAGGCATTAAGGATCGGAACGTGAGAGCAAGGAGGGGGCGTGATACAAGGGCAACCAGCCGGAGAAAGACCGGCAGCAGGCGGCAAGGGCGGCGGGATTGCCTATCCTTTGTTCCCTTGCGAAGTCCTGCCCGAAGTACAGCGGCAGGCAGCGCCCCAAAGTATCGCGCGGGAGTAGCGATAGTGCCATTTATTCTATCTCAATCCATAATAAAGCCCACAGGAACGCTCCTGTGGGCTTTCTGCGCTATATGAGAGAATCTATCGGCAAACGGTTGACCGTTAAGCATTTGACAACCGTCTGCTTACAGTCCGATAAAGGACAGGTAAAACAGCTTTCGCTGTACTCACACACTGTGTTCTTTGCTGCCTTTCGGCGGACTTTGTGGGCTACTGTACACTTTGGTGCACATATCCGGGAAAGCGGCGCGTTGATCAGGTCATGCGCTCGAACGCACTTATCTGTGCTCATTTGGGAGCACCTTCTTCCGAAAAGCTCGCGTTCGCGCTCGACGGTCATAGTCGCACCAATGAGCATCACCTTTCCAAGCGGCGTTTGCACGACAGGATAGAATCTGTCATTATCGTTCATAGCGTGACCTCCATGCTTTGCATCAGTTCTTTGACGGATGCACCGGACAGATCAGCGACAAAGGAAAAGCGCGTGTCGCGCTGACGGAACACCGCCCCGCAGGCGGGGCAGATATGCACCGTGGCCGCGCTCATCAGCGGCGTTGTGCAGCGGGCACAGTAGAGAAGCTTCATTCCGACACCTCGCTATGAAGATGAATAGGAATGCCTAAACGCTCAGCAGCAATTTTGATACATTCCTCTTCTGTTTTTGAGCTATCTTCCATAGATAACTTGAAAGCTTCCATAACAACCGCACATTGGTCGTCGCTCATCTTCGAGATGAGACTAATAACTTCCTGCCGCAAACTCTGTAACTGTTGCTTACTCATTGTTTCGAGCCTCCTTCATCTCCCTGATATGGTTGAGCAGCATTACCTGTTCCTCGTGAGACAGCGATAAAACAGAAGCCATTAACAGGTCCTTCATCATTTCAAGTTTTTCATTTGTCATAAAAGTTCCTCCTTGTTTTCTTTGCGGGAGGTCGGTATAATACCGATACCGCCCCCCCTGTGGTGGTTGGCGGTTACGGCTCTCTGTGCCTTGCTTTGGTCGGCGGTGGTACAGAGGGCTTTTTCTTTTCCTCCTTGCAGGTGTTATTATAATTCACTTATTAAGTGAATGCAAGAGAGCAGTTTCTACAAAAGTTTACTTGTTAATATGTCT